CAGAACGGAGTAGAGTAGCTTCAAGTGAAGCGAAACGGTAAGCATACATGAAGATAATAATGTATGAAGATATGACCTGAACTATATGGCGACATATAGCAGCTTAAATAAAGCGGAATGTAATTAACGACTACATTTGAACATATTGCAAGTAGACGCAGTAGGGGACGCATTCATGTACCTCTGCTCAACAATCCAAATCCCAACATTCTCAATACCTGACATGACAACAACAAATTCATTTAGCTTTTAAAGCTATTGCCAAAAGGAGGCTATGTGGAATTAGAAGCTGACGTTAGTAGCCTCTCTACTGGCACAGGAACAATCCCTAGAATCAAGTTACAAGAACAAGGTTTTACAGGTCTACAAGTAAGCAACGGACAAATCTTAGAGCAAGCTAGACGTGAACTACGCTTTCCACAATCAGTAAAAACATTCCGTAAGATGTCAGCAGACTCAACAATCAAAGCAGCTTTAGGGATGTTTGAGTTGATGATTAGTCGTGTCAAGTGGTCTGTAGCACCAACAGGTGAAACTGAACTAGAGATGGCTAAGGCTAAGTTTGTTGAACAGTGCATGAATGACATGGAACACTCTTGGTTTAACTTCATTAAAGAAGTTGTCAGTATGTACACCTTTGGCTTCTGTGTCAATGAGAAAGTGTATCGCAGACGCTATAAGAATCAAGGGTCAAAATACAACGACGGATTAATGGGGTTGCGTAAGCTTCCTATCCGCGCTCAAGACTCTGTAGCTCGTTGGCAGTTTAGCGATGATGGCCGTGATTTAATTGGTGTTGAACAACAACTATCAACATTGAATGCTGCTCGTTATGCACCTCAAATGTACGGTGGTAAGATTGAAATACCTCGTAAAAGTTTCTTGTTGTTCCGTACAGATGTAGCTAAAGATAACCCCGAAGGTACAAGCCCGTTAGTTGGTTGTTATACAGCTTGGAAGTTTCGTACACAATTAGAAGAGATTGAAGCTGTTGGTTATAGTCGTAATATGGGCGGTGTCCCTCACTTAGAGTTACACCCAAAGTATATGGCGGAAGATGCTAGTACAGCAGATAAAGCTGTTTATTCAATGTATCAAAAGATTATCACTAATCTTCATAACAATGAACAAGCTGGATTGATTACTCCTTTGATGTACGACCCCGAGACAAAGATGCCCTACTTCAAGTTTAGCTTGTTGTCTGTGCAGAACAGTGGTAGCCAATATATTGATGCAGCTATTCGTAGGTACGACGACAAGATACTAACAGCACTCTATTGCGATGTTTTAACCGTTGGCAAAAATAATGTAGGTAGTTTCAGTTTAGCAGATAGTAAAACAAACCTATTATCAATGGCCGTAGAGGCAAGATTACAAGAGATTCAAGACGTTCTAAACCAAGACTTAATACCTGATTTATTCAGACGTAATGGTTGGGATGATGAAGAATTTCCTAAGTTTGTTTATGGCGATATTGAAGAAGCTGATTTAGAAGTTATGTCTAAAGCTATTCAACGTCTAGCAGCTACAGGTTTGATTGCCAAGACACCTGAGAATGTTAACGCTATTGCAGAGATGGTAGATTTGCCATACCGTATTGATGCTAATACGACACAAGAGGAGCTTGACACCATACTAGGTGCAGCTACTTCTAAGAGTGGTGAAGGGTTTAAATCGCCAAGTGGTGAAGGGACTCGTAAGAACACAGTAGCAGCCAATAACACCTCAGACCTTAACATGGAGAATGCAGCATAATGCCACAAAGCAATGTAAAGAAAAGTGTTGTTGAGGTGTTAGCTGATAAATTAGCTGTACTACTTACTAGCACATTTGGTTTAGACGGTAGTTCACTAAAAGAGACACAACCAACAGTTGAAGTAACTAAAGCCGTAGATGTTGAACAACGTAGAGCTATGTTTGTTGTATTAGCTCCTAATGAGATTGATGAACACGGTGACACTAACACAGAAGAGTGTGTTGAGAAAGCCTGTATCAGTTTTAATACCTTGTGCAACAAAGCTAACCTATTTCATCGTATCAATACAGAGAAAGCTAAGATTGAACAGTCGTTCATTACTCCTGCTGGCTTTACCACTGATACAGGAATTGAAGTTAAGAAAGGGAGTTGGTTGCAATATTGGCACTTTCCAGAAGGCGACACAGATAGCGAGCTATTGTGGACAATGGTTAAGAATAATGAAATACAAGGTGTCAGCATTGGTGCTACAGCCGTTTATCAGGAATTAAACAATGAGTGATGAAAAAGAACAAAAGAAAGCTAAACGTCTAGTGCATGAATACCGATTTGATAAAGACACACACCATGTCGCATTGGTTCATCGTAGTCAAGGCGGGGCTGCAAATGGATATACAGAAGCTTTAGTAATGAAGTCTGTAGATGACATTTTAGATGCTGACATTGAAAAAGCTACAATGGTAAAGGTGACATTACCATTTGAGGACTTCTTAGAGAAGTTTTTCAATATCTACAGCTATGAAGCTGAGGTATTAACAGCAATTCTAGGCTTCAAAGATGAAGATGATATGTCTGAACAAGAAAAGAGTGATATGTCTTGGGAAGATTATAAAGCAGAGTGTGAGAAAGAGAAACAAGATTTTATTAACTCAGTAGAGATTTTAAAGTCAGTGAAAGATGGTAAAGAAACTATTCAAGATTTGAATGTGGCTTCCTTACTGTCCATTAGGAGTACACAAGCTAAGTTTGAAACTTATCTTGAGAAATCCAAAACGATTGGAAATCCAGTAAAACAAAGTAAAAAGGAGACTCCTGTGGATAAGGAAGTACAAAAAGCTAAAGATGAATTGAGCGTTGTTCAAGTCCAATTAGCTGAATTACAAAAAGCAAAAGAGGCAAGTGATAGTGCATTAGCATTAGCATTAGCTGACGTTCAGAAAGCTAAAGATGAAGTTGAAGTAATGAAGGCTGAGAAATTAGCTGACGTTCAGAAAGCTCGTTTAGCACAATTAGAGGCTGTAAAGCCAAAAGAAGAAGCAGCAGAATTGTTTAAATCATTATCTCCGTTAGATGATGTTTCATTCGCTACTGTTATTAAGTCCTTTAAAAGCAGTGCGGATTTAGAAGCCGAAGCTTTGAAAGAAAAAGGTGTAGGCGGAAGTCAAGCAGAAGAACCTGTTGACAAAGTAGCTGAAATCCTTAAAGCAAAATACATTCCAAAACAGTAATCTAAGGAGATTAATAAATGAGTTTAGTCGCAACTGAGGCAACACGTTTTAATGGTGTTGTTAAATATGAGCAAGAAGCAAGCGTTGGCATTTGCCGTGACGTAGTAACAGTATATGAAGCTGGTGCTAAAACCTATCCGATTGGTACAGTGTTAGGTAAATACTTCGTAGCAACCTCTGTAACAGCTACAGCAGGTACAAACACCGGTGATGGTGCAATTGGCACAGTAACCGCAACAGGTAAAGCACAACGTGGTACATATACCATTCGTATCAACAAAGCAGCCTCTAATGCTGGTGACTTCACTGTTGCCGACCCAAGTGGTGCTGTAATTGGTTTTGGTACTGTAGCTGTAGCCTTCTCTAATCAAATCGCTTTCACTTTAGCTGATGGTAGTGCTGACTTCGTGGTTGGTGATAGCTGGACAGTTGAAGTTGTTGGTGATTATAAATACAAAATGGTAGAAGCAACAGCTACCGATGGTACAGCAGTTGCCTGTGCGATTTACATTTCTGCCAATGACGGCAGCTTTGGTACATCCACTATTGCTGCAACTACTGACACAAGTATTATCGCGTTAGTTCGTGGTGCTGCCGTTGTTGGTAAAGAGACTCTGACCTATGGTGCTTCTGTTAACACTACAGCAGAAAAAACAAAACTTTACAGTGAACTTGAATCTGTTGGCATTATCTGCCGTACACAGATTGGTTCGTTCCCTGTTGTAGCTTAATTAAGGAGAATTATAAATGAGTATCGTTCGTAGCTATACTAACAACTTTGAGGTCATTGACCGCACCCCTGAATTATTGTCGATTCCCAACCAATGGGACGTACTTAGCCGATTAAACATTTTCGGAGATGTACAAGGTGTTACAACTAACACTGTGTCTTTTGAAGATATTATTGAAAACACAGCAGTTATGACCGACCAAGTTCGCGGCCAACGTAACGTGTATACCAAAGATGCAGTTCGTAAATTGCGTTCTTACCCAATTCCGCATTACCCTTTAGACGGTTTTATTAGCCCTGAACAGATTCAAGGTAAAACTGCTTACGGGAGTAATGACCAAGCTGACACTGTAGCTGCTGCTGTAGCGCGTGAGCTTAACCGTATTCGTCGCGCACACTTAGGCTTACAAGAGATTGCTCGCGCTAAGTTGTTAGAAGATGGAACAATTTTTGCCCCCAACGGTACTGTTTCTGTTAACTACTACACAGATTTTTCAGTAACCCGTAAAGAGATTGACTTCTTATTTGGTACTTCTACTACCGATATTATCGGTA